GACCAACAGTTCCAGCTCCTGTTACACCTATTATACCAGATGAAATAATTGGTGAATTAGTTACTGTAAATGCAGACGGCATTGATAAACCAACACTAGATACACCCATAGGTGCTCCATTAATAGTGACTGTTACATCATTACCTATAGTTGATGCAGTAACACCAGCACCAACAAAATCAATACTAGAGACATCTGTAGTGAGTATTGTTGATTCTTCTGAAATAGCAATTTTTTTCTTTATATTTATTTCTGTACTCATACTATGAATTATAAATTATTATCAACTCTGTTCCTGTACCATTATAAGTAAAGGTACCAGTTGTATAATAATTATTTATTGCATCTGCACTAAAACTAAAACTTTCTCCTGGCTTAATTGTACTACCTAAGAATGTACCATTTGCTGCTCCTACATTAGAAACTGAAAGGCTGTAAGTTTTTACAGCAACAGTACCTGATCCAGTAACTCTAAGAAAACCTGGAGTTCTTGCTACACCAGCTTGATCAGAAGCAAGAACAACAGCCAAACTATTAGACATAGTATCTTGACCAAGAGGATTAACAATAGTTACATTTCCACTTCCACCACCAGCAACAGTATCAATAATACCCTGTAAACCTTGTAATACTTTATATTGGTATGGAAAGTTATTACCTAAATTCCCAGTATCTTTTAAATTTCCAATTGACATGATATAAAAATTTAGACTATGTATTAATATACTTAAAAAAATTAACAAAAACAAAAAACCCCGGAAGTTAATCCAGGGTTTGTATAAGTCAAGTTAAATTTATTCAGCTACTTCTAATTTTAATTCCTCAACAGGAATTAAATTGTGAACTACATTTAATGCTACTAATATTTGATTAGTATCTGCTAATGTATAAACTCCTTTTAATGTAGCTGCGTTTAATGCTTGCTCAATTGTTTTAACTGCTTCAGTTGGTGTCATAGTAAATTTATTTAGTTTATGGTTTAGATTGTAAATATATAAAATTTATTATTTATATTAAACCTTCCAACTCAGTTTTTTGTGCCGGAGTTAATGCAGTTGCAAACCATTCTTTACCTAACATAATAGCAATGTGATCCACATTACGTGTTACAGTTGCTGTTTCTTCTTCAGATAATGTTCTTTTTCTTTTTAATTCTGCAATTAAGTTTACACTATCATAAGCTGCTAATACAGACTTTGCTGCTTGTTCAGCTGTTACTTCTTCTTTAAATTGTTTTACTAACATTTTATTTTTATTTAAATTATTAAAGTCTTACACCTTCTATGGCAAATGTTGTTTGATTATAATACAAATAAGTACCTCCGGCTCTAGCTCCGTTAGGTACAGTAATCGCTGTTGTTGCGGCTGCTCTATTTGTATAAGATGCAAATGATGTATTAGAAAAAACTGTTTGTCCTGATAGTGTTCCTGTTCTATGAGCTTGATATCCAAAAGCATTTACATTATTGCCAGTTGACTGTGCTCCTGCTTCTTGACCAAAGAAATTTGACCTGAAAGTACCGCTTGATTCATTCCCAGCAAAGTAACCTATAAAATTTGATGAATATGCATTTGATGCTCCTTGACCAGCGGAACCTCCAATAAAGTTTGACCAATATGCATTATTTGTTAATTTTCCTGCAGTGTTTCCTATAAAATTTGATTGAGACGAATTAGTTGCATTTTCGCCAGCCATTCTACCAATAAAGTTATTTGCTGCACCAGAAGAATTCTTACCAGCATTGAAACCTATAAAGTTAGATATTTCAGCAGTTGTTGCATTTGAACCTGCTTCTAATCCAAATGCTATATTATCAAGAGGACCAACTGGTCCAGCTGCTGGATTTGTAGAATACAAGGAAGTACCATTAACAGCTATCACTGATGGTGATAACGCTAAAAAGTCAGTTACTGATATAGCACCAGCTAAGTATCCATCATCCCTTTTAGGATCTTTAAATCCTAATGGTACTAATGTATTTGCTCCATCTACAGTAGAAACTGTTCTACCGTTTTTTGTCCATGATATAAAATTTAAAATATCCATTTTTTTATTTTTATTATGCTAATAAAATTTTTCTTGCTACACCATTGATTATAACAGTCCATGTTCTTGTTGATGCTACAGTTTCAGTTGTTACAGCACCTGCATTATAAAATGCACTACCTATTACAAATTGATTTGATGCAGTAGCTGTTGCGCCACGTCCTAAAATTGTAGAATTACTAAAATTTCCAGTTGATGATCCGGCCCCTATACAAGTATTACTATTACCTGTTGTATTATAAATTGCTGCACTATGACCAACTGCGGTATTAAATAATGCTGTTGTGTTATCCTTTAAAGCATCTTTACCTATAGCAGTATTAGCAACCCCAGTAGTATTCTGTCTTAAAGCATTCTCACCAAATGCTATATTATTACCACCTGATGTATTATTTTGCAAGGTAAAATGTCCAACACTAGTGCTTTCACCACCATTGTTGTTTGTTATTAGCATAGAATAATTTCCTATTGCAATATTATTACCACAAGAAGCAAAAAGCATTGTTTCAAGACCAATTGCAATATTACCACTAGCTGATGAACCGTATCTTAATGTTGAATAACCAATAGCAATGTTGTTACCTGCAGTATTAGCACTTAATGTATATGCACCTAATGCAGTGTTATTAGTACTAGTTATAGTATTTAAACAAGATTCAAAACCTATTGCAGTATTACTCATACCAGTAGTAACATTTTTTAATGCATCTGCTCCATAAGGAGTGTTATTATTTGTAAATGACGGGGTGACCTGTAATTTTAAATCTCCAAAAGTTACACCAAGAATATTACCTTGTAAGCTGCTACCTATTGATAAAGGTAACACAGCATTATCTGGTACTGTTGTTACTATATTGGGGGCCGTTAAAGGATACCCAAAATTTATTTGTCCTAAAAAACTCATATCTATATTTTTAAAATTCTGAAGGTGTACCTAGTACAACTTCTAATGATTCATCATATGCAATATAGTAAAATATATTGTTTTCATCTTCTGCGTTAGGAAAGTACTGGGTCCATGTTATTGTCACCGGATCATCTTCACGCGGGTATTCATAATGAGTATTTACTACAGCAACTGCATCAATAGCATCTTGTTCTAATGTGTATCTATATCCTATCATATTTTCCAATAATTAATTAAACTACCTGCTATAACATTAGTATCATTTGTGTAGTCATTATTATTAGCAATAACTATTGATGATATACCTCCTTTTAAAGATCTTGTTAAACTGACAGCACTTGTTCTGTAGGATATCCCTACATAAAAACCACCTGTATTAAATTGAGATGCTGGATAACTATGTGCAGCAGAATTTTCTATACCTGTATTTCTATTCACAAAAGTTATAGCACCAGAATTTCTTATAGTAGTTACATTATGAGGACATACCCCAGCAGGACTTGTTGATCCAGCAATATTTACAAAAACATTTGTACCACCTGTTGTCAACTGTGTATTAAATCCTGTTCCTGCTTTTCTAGTATTTAAGTTTCCAGAATTGGTTTGATTAAAATCATTTCCTGTTAGTGGAGCGTATGTTATAACACCTGCATTATCAACAGCTGTAGTTTCTTCAAACACAACAAACTGAACTCTTTGATCAAGTCTTGTTAAACCTACTGTTAAATTTTGAAAATATTGATTACCAGCAAATCTAATTATAGGTCTACCATTTTTAGTGTTTAACACACCTGCTGTAACAATGGTTGGTTGGTTAGTACCAGATGGTTGTGTTAAATTAATACCTCCTTTCTGTCCGTAAAAAGTAGTAACAAAACCTGTGTTTGCACCAATAAATGTTAGTATTGCAGCAGTATTTAAATCACCATTAGCATCAAATCCAAAGTTTTGTATAACACCATCACTAGATCTTCTTACAGCAAGACAATTACCACCGGCATAAGCTGTGTTTTCTAATTTTAATGACCATACATAATTAAAGTTAGGATAAACATCTAGTATCCTAACCGGGTCATTCAATAATGTTGAATCAATTACATAGCTCATAACTAAATGGTTTCACCAATTAAATAAATTTTTAAACCTTTTGGTGGTGTAGTAGCAACAGTAGTTATATTAATTCCAATAGAATTACCTTTTGCAAAATTTATTGGAGATCCTAATGTATTATATTGAATAAGACTTGAAGCTAAACTATAAACATTAGCTGTTGCTCCATTTTTCCTAACCGTTACATTTAAAGTTGTTACACCAGAACCAACAGAAGCTAAAGAATAACCAATTTCTTTTACTTTAAAATCGCGTGGTGCATAAATTATAATTTTATTAACAGCTGTTATAACAGATTCTCCTTCACCAGTTACAGCAAAGTTTAAATCATAAGGAAGTTGTTTTTTAAACTCTCCTACTTCAATACCAACAACACCTCTTTGTATACCATTTGTGGTTCCAATAGGAATAATATCGGTATCTAAAAGACTACTTACTAAATTATCTTTAGTAATAGTTGTTGCAAAATTGATTGCTGTAAGTATCATAATTAATAAACTATAAACAACTGTCCTGTTGTAGTTCTGTAAAAATCTCCAGCTTTTAAACCACCAGCTAATGCTGCTGTATTATTAGCATATACATTGTTGTTACATTGTTCCAATATAAAATTCATGTGTCCAAATTTTATCAAAGACATTTCTGCTTCGTTATTTAAATATGGATCTGGAGATTGAGGTATAAATTGTTTTGGCATGTTTTCTAAATTTTAAAGGTTACATGATAATATACAAAAAATTTTGCACAAAAAAAAGCCTTTGGAATAATTACCAAAGGCTCAACATAAACAAATAATATTATTACATAAATAATCCTAACAGAAATGCAATAGCTAACATCAACACTAATATACCATTTGCATTTTTAATAGATTCTTCATCTTCTTGCCAAACATTATACATTCGGTTAAACTTAGGTTTCCTTATCTTATCTTGTACTTGAAACATTACAAATAATAAAAGTAATGTTAATGTGTAGATTGCATATTTCATAAACTATCAATTCTTCTTCGCAAATATACTAAAGCTTTTTCTAAATCTTCTTTTGTTTTTGCAGGATCTTTTTTACCAGCACGAGCAATATACTTAATAACATTACCAAGATAAAAGTCTTTGTCCAGATTCCAAGCTTCCAATACATTAAATACCTCATACGCATTCCCAGCTCCACCATAATATACAGGCCTTACAGCATGTAACTTATCACATAGTAAGTTTTTTCCTGTTTGATTTGGTTCATATACGGCACCTACTGTAGGAGTGTTTGCTTCTTTCATTCTTTCCTTTAGTATTTGGTTTCTTGTATTAATCTTATATTCTTCGTAGTCCATACTTAGTATTTAAAAGCAATGTCAAACTCTTTTACTAACAACTTCATCTCTTCACCTACTATGATTTTTTCAGCAGATTCTAATCCAAAAGCTTGTACATATACTTTGTCACCCACTTGAACTTTTTCTACTTCATCACCCACGGCAAATACTTCAAGTTCTGTCCATTTTTTAACAGCATCTTTTTCGCGTTCTGCTTCTTGTGCTGGGCTTAATTCAATGATTGCTTTTTCAATAACCGGTACATTGATTAAGATTCTTTTTCCAAATAATTGTTTCATGGTTTTTTTTATTTAAACGTGATTACTTTTACTACTGCCATTTGTGCACTTACTAATTCTCCTACAGCATGATCAAATAGTAAACTTTTAATTGGGTTACCCGTACTAGATGTATAACTGTCTTTAAGAATGTTTGCTATCTCAGCATATAATTCTTTTACTTTAGCTACACCAGCATCATTACTTGGGTTGAATTCTATTCCTACTAGTTGCTCACCAAATGAAAGCACCTTAGCTTCATTAACATTAATAATTCCTTCTGGAATACTTACTACTGTTTCACTCATTACTTTTTAGATTTGATTATTACTAAATGATGAAGCCATCCCTTTAAGACTTCAATCTTTGCTTTGTTACTTGTTTTGCTCATTTGGAAAATTATTAATACGATCATTTAATATTTGAATGTACTCACCCATTATAACTTCTTGGTGCTGCATTCTTTTTTTCTCTGTCTCTTCTACTGTAGCAAAAGCCTCTGATAAAATAAAAGTAGATAAAGCTAATTTCTTAGAAACAAGACTGTTTCTTTCTGTAATTACTCTTTGTTGATACTCTGGAATTTGTTCACTCATACTATTTAATTTACTGGTTTATACATTGCTTTGAAATGATTAGGATCACAAGAATAAAACCCACCGTTACTATTCTTAATTATATAATCACCTACTGATGTTCTTACTGTTCCTTCTGGTGTAAATATAAAAAGAAATTTTTCATTAAAAAAATCACAGTATTCTCCTGCAAACTCTTGTATCTCTTCATTATTATTTCCAATCCATTGTACAGCGTCAACTTCAATAGGATTTTTTATATATCTCATTTCAACTCAACTCTTTTTACATTTACAAAAGACTCTTCATATTCATCTTGAGTATATACAGATATTTCTCCAGAGTTTGATTTCAATATATAATTACCTGGCAACACTTTTTTAGGACCCTGTTTAGCAGCAACAAATAAAGTTAAAACCTTGTTGCTTATTACAAACTCAGCACTATGTGCAAACTTAAATACTTCTTCTCTGTCACCTTCAGTATATCTTAAAGCATCATAATACTCAGGTTTCTTCATACATCTTTGAATCATCACGCGTCAAATTTATTGTTCATAAAATTTATTGGTAGTTTTTCTTCAGGTTCTATGTCATCATACTCACGTATGAGTAATTCAAACTTAACCTTTTCTAATAAACCTACTAAAACCGGAATAGCTGCACTATCAACATTTCCAACTTTAACTTCAAAATTATTATTACTAGTTATTACTACTTCAATAATTGTTACAGGTTCTTGCTTCTTCATATACCAACAAATATATAAAAATTATTTACTAAAAAAACCTTTTCTTGGTTGTTCTTTTTTATCAAACCCTAACTTTGTAATAATCTTGTTAGCCTCTTCTTCAGCAAAGGTAACAGCTTCTTCTTCTTTATCCTTGATATTATAGTTATCTAAAAGTATAGCCATGTGCATAGTTTCATGCATAACAGCTGTACATTTTTCTGTAAGAGTGTATCTTTTAAATGTGCCTAGATTAATGAATAAGAATGGTTTGTAAGGAGCTTTAGCAGTTAGTTTCTTATCCCGCGGATCATAGTTATTCCATCCATAGATATATACACCGTTACCAACAGTCTTATCTACTTCTTCTGCCTGAGCATCTTTACGGTTTAACCCGTGCATTTCTTCTACTCCATAATAATCAAAAGGGTATGTGGCATCTTTACCAACAAGAAGAATATACTTCCCCATATCTATCTTTTTCATAATAAAATTTTTGATAGCACAAAGATATAAAAAAACCCAGATAGTAATTCTTGATCAGAGAAACTTTTCTGGGTGTTGCTAACAGTTATACTTTACAGCTTTCCTGCGCAGAGAAGGCCAGAGAGTAAGCGAGCAGATCTTACGGTATGCCCTCCTGGCACTGAGCCTATAGATACTATCTACAGGGGAGGTATGATAAAGAAAAACCCTGGCGAACCAGGGCTTGACATTTTAGGCAAATTTGGAAACAGGCCTATAAGCAAACGACACGTGCAAATCTAAGAATTAATTTTATTTAGAAATAACTTTTCTAAATTTTTAGTATTGTTTTTTATATTTTTTATTTTTCTTGCAGGCACTCCAAAAATTACAACATCCTCAGCAAAGCTTTTTGTTACTAATGAATGAGCATACACTTTTGAATTTTCTCCAATTTCTACACCAGGTAATACAGTTGACTTAGCTCCTATACCCACATGTTTGTTCAGAACTACTGGTTTTGATAGTATGTTTTTAAATTCATTTGGTACACAGGGATTTCCCATAAACTCACCACTAAAATCATCAGTTGAAGAGTATATAGAAACATTACTTGATAACCCAGAAAAGTCTTTCATTATTATTTTTTCATTACCTATCAGTGAACAGTAACAAGCAATGTGTACATAACTTCCTAGCTCAATACCTTTTTCACCAGCACTTAATATACAAAAATCATCTATACGGGTATTATCACCAATACTGATATTACTAGGATTATAGATACTACACTTATCGGAGATAAGTATATTCTTACCATAAGATTTAAATCCTACTTTTGCTAAGCTATCTTCACTAAGAAACATATATATTATATTTAGATAGGTCTGGATATTCTAATTCCAAATCTTCATTGCTTATCTTACTACCATCACCATTATAAAACTGACCCATTAGTTGCAAACCTTTTGCTGCTATCTCTGGCATCATATAAAAATTCCAACCTAGCATTGTAAAATCATCTTCTAAATAAGAACATTCATCTCTACCACTAAATCTAGCTTTTTTAAACCAAAGATATGCCTCATAGTTATCAGTAAGAATTGCACCACCTTTACCAAGTTTCAAATGCTTATATGGACCAGTAAAGGAAACACACATATGACTTCCTGGAATATACATATCTGCTGTAAAGCGTAAAGCTGAATCCCATACACATGTCGGTCTCAATTGGTAACATCCTTTTATTTTTACCCCCGGTACTTCAACAAACTTAACCTTACCCCCAGCATGTTTTATTTCACATGGAACTGATGGGTATGTTCTATTAGGAATTTCTATTTCCATATTATGTATACCCTCAAAATACAAAGCTAGAAATAAAGCATTACTCATATTATCTATAGCAACCACATAAGGAGCCCCTGTGTAATCAGCAATTTTCTTTTCAAACTCAACAGTTATTTTGTGAGGATTCATCTTAGTTTTACAAGTTTAATATCACGTATGAGTTCATGATATGTTTTTTCAACATTATGTATATATTCTTTTTCTGGTAAGGCTATATATTGTTTGAAATAATTTATATAATTTTCTTTTGACAAGAACCTTTTAGGATAATGATACAGCTTGTATTCACCATTACAAATTTTTAATTCCTTTATTGCATTATGTAAATTTAAACCTTGTGTTGTAATTATATTATGTCCACCACCTGTAATTTCAAAATTCATGTTAGACTTCAACATACATGGCTTATTATATAAATAGCCTTCCTTATCTGTTTCTTTACTGATTGCATATTTCATTGACTTTACATCAACTGTAGAATCTTGTGTTTCATTATACATATTATACCCTTCAAAAACTATTACATCATAAGGTTGAATATCTACTAAATCCTTTTCCCATACATCTACTAACTCATCATGATCCACAACTATAACCCAATCAGCTGTAGAGTTTCTCCAATATTTATCTCTAATAGTATTTATTTTTGTAATATGTGGGGTTGCTTTAACAGCCCAGTTTGGGACATCTACTGCCCACTTCAATCTATCTTCAGTTGATAAACAATCATTTGTTTGTTCTATATCAACAACATTGCAACCCATGTTCCTACAATAGGATGTAGTGTTGTCACTTGATCCATCATCATAAACATTTATCACAACATCCGGAAAACGTTCTCTATAATGCTCAATAAAAAAAGGCATGATGTACATGCTATTAAATGTAATTGTGAATATCTCAACTTTCATGTAACAAATATAATATTCCCCCGGCATATTACCAAGTGGTAACTTACCCCCTGGTAACATTGCTCTGAGAGATATAACTCTATTTAGGTATTTGGGTTTTTAGTATGTAATAGTAGGTGGTGATCCCCCTATTCCAAGCCCCCCGGCCCCTGCGCTTCAGCCCCTACCCCCCATGC